CCCATTCTTTGATTCAATGTACCAAATAACAAACGAATAGCACCATTTAATTGTTCAAAAGCTTGACTAGCTGTTTGAATAGTTACATTGAATTCTTTGTCAATTATATCCTTGTTATCACGAATAATTCCCAACACAACGTTCGTAGTAAGTTTACCCTCTTCAGCATACTTACGTAAAGAACCTGTGTTCATATTTAACGATTTTGTCAACAGCATACCCAAACGAGGTATCTGCTCTAATACTGAATTAAGCTCTTCACCACGAAGTGTACCTGACGCCATGCCTTGATTTAATTGAATAAGCGCGGCAGAAGCACCTTGTGCTGTTGTACCCGATATTGCAATCGTTTTCTGTAACGTATTGGTAATTTCAAACATAACGTTAGTGGCCATGCCCGTTTCTTGCATTGACCTTGCGATGTTGAAAAACACATCGGCAGTACCTTGAAATGTCGTCCAACTCTCACGTGATATTGAATAGAGTTTTCTCTGCGCGATCATAAGTTCTTCGGTTGTATCTGTAACAAGTCGCAACTTGTTTTGTATACGTGTTAACTCATCGGCCGTCTCATTGTAAAAACCAACACCTTTTATCGCTGCAAAAGCTGCGGCTAAACTAAATACAGCTGTCTTCAGACCACCGAAACTTTTCGTGGCTGTTTCGGCACCGGATGATAACACTTTTGTCGCTGATATGTTTTTGTCGAATCCAGCGAAAGAACGATTTACATCTTTAACGCTCTTATTTACATTGGATAAAGCTTTCTTATCTAAAGCTACTGTACTTTTTTGTGCTGCATTGCCGTTTCTGACCATCTGAGCCAGATTACGATTTATTTCCGCAAGTTCCTTTCTCGCCTTATTTGTGCGTGAATCTACTTCAATCACAACACCTGACATAAAAACTCCTTTTAAATTTTAAACCCCGAACGACTTTTCAGCCGAACGGGGTGCACTACTTATACGTAACGATCATTCCATTCGGACTCAATCGAGGATCTTCAAGCATTGCTGATTCAATAAAGAATGCAGGTGCTTGCTTGGATGAGCCGTGATTCAGCTCGGGTAAGTATTGTGTATCGTTGATTATACTGCCCTTACTGTCAACTTTCCACTGATCTCTCGCATATCCTGTGTCCACAGGTGTATCTCTACGTAATCTTCCTACGGCCTTCAAGACCACATCTTTTTTCGAATCATTGACCTTGGTCAAAAATTCCTTTTCTAGGTTTCCTCTTAATTGTATCTTAATCATTAAATATCTCCAGTTTATCGCCACCCTTGGCACCCAACATCTTTCTGAACATCGGGGAGGCTTTGAGATTCGCCGCTGATATCATATTTGGATCTTTATTAACTGGTTTTGCATGATATATAGCATCCAACGATGAAAAGATCTTCCAAGGTTTCTCTTTGACACCTTGTGCCTGCATGAGCTTAGCAGCTCGATCATCGTCACGCCATCCATACGGTCTTTGTTCGAAATAATTGATCCACCCAAGGAATTCCTCATAAGACATTTCTTCAGACAATTGTCTTACGGTTTTTCCCAGATGTAAAGCCAGTTCAAATACCAGGAGATCTTCAGGTATTAGAACCACTTTTTCCGGAATCTTGACCGATACCGGAGAACTTCATAATCTCGGTGGAAAGCTTGGAAAGCTCATCCATCGGGAACGTGTCGAAATCTTCGTCGTTAAGATCGCTCGCACCTTCAACGGCAGAACGAATGACGGTCTTCAGAATGCCGAAACCCTCTGAATCATCTTTCTCCATGCTCTTAGCTGCTTCCTGAATTTGCATAACTTCAGAAACACTAAGTTTAGAAATCTTCACGGTTTCACCCATGAATTTTACATCTTTGCTCATCTTACGACCAACGAGACCACGAATACCTTTTACTTCCGAATTAGGAGCTTGCATTATTGCCTCAATTAAAGAGTGGATTAGGACTGAAAATCATCGAGTTGACGACGAAGAGAATGAAGATCCGCAAGAGTCTTAAAGATCTCTTTAGATTTTTCATGATCATCCGCGAATTCCCCGATACGCTCAATAGTCTTACTGATACTGACTTCAACACATTTCTTCATGTGTTTATAGGTCATACGTAAGACATAGGAGTGGCTGAATGGTTTCTGTTCCATACTACCTCAACTAAAAGATAAGGGACACTATTGTTGTTTAAGCCTGAGCATTTTGCAAGGCTCCCTTTAAAAATGTTACGGAGTCGTGGTGAACGGGCCGTAGAAGTCAGACTGAATAGACAAGGTCAGAGTGGCTGTGTTGGCGTCCGTCAGTTGAGGATTAACCAGCATGGCTTCGATCTTACCCATCCAGAAATACTGGCTGTTTTGTACGGTCATAACAGCCGGATCGCCGGCCATAGAACCGGTGTTGGCGCCTGGTTCCGAATTCAACAGAGTGAAACGGAATGCGTGCATAACGCCGTCACCAACCGAATTGCCCAAGAGTGAACCAGAAGCCCAATCGTCAGGTACATAGTTGATCGTCAGTTCCATAGAAGGAGCATCAGATTGACCTTGGATTTGCTGAGACTGAGCTTGACCGTACACGGGAACGTTAACAATATTCGGAGGGGTACCCATAGACGGGAACTCGCGAACGTTTTCGATGAGTGTATACTTAGTTGCACCGGCCGCAGAAGCATCTGCGGTGGTGAAGAACTGATCCCAAGAAGCGTAAGCATCAGGTGTAGCAGGCAAAGCGACATTCGTGCTGGCGGTTGCACCGAAATGCACAGCCAGGTTAGAATACATACCAGCGCCGATAGAAGAAATATGTGCCATCTTATGAAACTCCAAAATGATTAAAAATTATCGAATAAATTGATCTGAATAATGTCGGATTGTCTTTGTCGATACCCATTGTATCAAAGGAACTACCTTGAAACTGTGTACCATCAAATTTCTTACCGACAAGATAGGAATCAAGTTTATCTGCTATAGTGGTGGCTCGATTTGGGCCTTCACCTGCAGGTGTGAATATATCGATCATAAGAACGCCTCTGGCAAATCTTATATTCGAATCTTTTTCAGATAGTATCTTTACACGAACATACTCTCTGCCGACATCTCCGGAGAAATTAATCGGAATAGTCTTTATGTTTTCAGCTTTCCATTCATTTGTTGCGAACACACCAAAGATGTCCGATTCAATGCTATGAAACTTTCCCATCATGTTTCCTTGAAGATGGCAACGGTAATCACGAATCCGTTGTTCTCAAGGACACTACCGAAATTCCACTTACCATCTTTCAAAAGAATATTATCATATAATGTTATATCATCTACATCGACGGCTTTCAATAATACAGCCTTTGTGGTGACGAAACCATCTATGGTTTTTCTTTTGATATTGGTCACTATCACCTTTATATTCTTTGTGATAGTGTTCGTGGTAGTTGTTTCATTTGTACTAAAATCAAATGACGTGGAGCTCTTCTGACTTATTAATCCTATCTCAGCGAGATCCTTAACTGAGTTGAATGCCAGATTCACCGATTGTTGTATCAATTTCTGATAACTCATCAGTTAGCCCTCCACCACATCTTTCCTGTACCGTTTTTTAACAAATGTTTAAAGATACTTTTGATCTTGAATGGAAAAGCACTTGTGGGTCTGATTAATTCTAAATTGATATTACCGACAGATAATGAAGACACAGAATCAGTTAGATTCATCGTGGCTGTATTGTTCAGCAAATGAAGTGCCAGCTCAGTACAAGCTTTGGTTATACTAACAGGTACTGTCGCGGGCAAATCTGCATGTCTGCCTAGTTTTGTATCGTAATATGTACCGACTCTCGGAAAGGCAAGTGCTTGCGAATCGTCGACAGGGTAACCCAGCCATTCGATGTCATCAAGCATACTTGTTGCCGTTATCAATGCCCTTTCTCTGTCAGGATCAGACGTTGTCAACCATACTTCAGCTGATAGTCTGTCCAGCAAATAAGCATTAGCTTCTGAGAGCGTAACATACGAGTTAGTCCCTTTCGCTAAGGCCATCTAGAGAATTAGGAGTGGAATACGGGCAGAATACCCAGGCTCAGAGCACTGGAGGTCTTACGTTTCCATGCGCCTTGCACATAAGCAGGAGAACCGGTGACGAGACCGTCAGTCGCGGCAGTCAGAGCCACGTGTGCGGCATTCTCGATAACCTTCATGTAGTCAGCATCTTCCGGGAAAGCATTGTCATTACCCTTCCAGTCGTAACCGGCCGGATGTGCGACATAACCCCAACGATGCCAGATTTGAGTGGTACCACCACCCTTGTACTTGGCGGCGCTGCGCTCGATTTCGACAGGCTCTTCGATCATCAATGACTTCATGGCGATTGCGCCGGGAAGAACGATGAAAGAGGTCTTGGTTCCACCGATATCCACACCAGGGCCTGTATTGAGTTTGGTCAATTCAGCGGTGGAGAAGCCTTGAGTGGCACGAGTCTGAATCAAACGGAATTTACCGTTAAAGAGTGTTTGCAGATTGACATTACCGTCTTGAACACGGTCTTGGTCCACCAGATTCGCCGAACGCAACGAAGCCAGGATCTCAGGACTGGTGATCAGGTACGCAAAGTCGGGCTCATAGTCTTTGTAAGCTTTACCAAAGGCTTGCAGGAAACCTTCGGCACGAGCTGCACCTTGTACCGTGGTGGTTGCATCCACAACAGCTTTGTTGTTGCCCAAATCGACATAGAAACCATATTTCTGATCGGTGACAGAAGCTTCGAGGAAGCTTTGACCGCCCAGACCATTGGCACCAGAGCCCTTACCGGCACCCAACAGAGCTTCGGAAATGGCAACACCACGAAGAACAGCCAGAAGAGCGTTATGCTCATCTTGTGCACGCAGTTCAGCAAAGTCGCGACCAAATTTAGCCAGACGATCTTCCTGTGTAACAACGTGTTGCAGGTTGACCTTGGTGGCACCACCGGTACGAACAGTCTTGATGTAGGTGTGGTAGTCTTGCGAGTAGTTAGACGGAGTACCTTCTGTGGCATCTGTCAGCGAGGCCACGTTGATAACTTGCGTCAAAGGCTTGTTCCAGCGCAGCTGACCGACATAAGTCTCAGTGCTGGTATCAATCATGTCATTGGTGCTTACGATACCTGTACCGGAAAGCTTCTTGGCTGCGGTGTATGCCTCATCTGCATACGCGCCAATAGTTTCTTGCAGTACATAATCGGTTGCGCCGGCTGTATTGGTACGAACTGTCATTTAAATTCCTTTAAGAACTTCTCCGAGGAAGCTTGCCTTCAGCCGCTAGCTTTAGCACTTCCTTCTGAGGTAAATCGAATAAAGATTTCGAACCTTGGCTCGAACTCACATTTGTTGCAGCCACGGTCGTGCCGTTACCGCTGTTTCCTTTTGCCTTAAACAGGAAAGAAAACTCTTCATCTTTAGCGAACACAGTGACAAAATCTTTGATCGAGACTCCGGAACGATGCACCCAGCTGCCATTTTCGTTTTGTACCAGTTGTGGCACGATTTCACGAAAAGCCATCTTGGAAGCATTATCACTCCTGAAGGGAAGCGTTTTGAGAGCGTCATTGACTGACAGGTCTCTGGTTAACTCAATGTTCTGTTTACGGAGAGCTTCCAGCGCATCGTCACGCTCTTTCAGCTGCATCTCATAGACTTCTTTGTGTTTACCTTCTTCACGCATCCTTTGAATCGTCGCTTCTTTCTCTTTCTTCTCATACTCAGTGACTTTTGATTTAAGCTCGTCACGAGCCTGATAAGCCTTATCTAGATTTTGTTTGACGTCCTTCAATGCTTCGGCCAATCGTTCCTCAACGAGTTTGGCAACGAGATCATCATCTGCCTTGCGATTAAGCGCTTCTACCGTGGTAGTATCGGCAGCTTTGGTCTCTTCAGTCTTTTTGTTTTCGACAGTATCCTCTTCGGTATTGCCTTCAACAATTTTGTCTTCATCAGCCATTTTAGATCCTCTTTCTGGGCACAGCCCATAGAATTAGAAAGGCACAGCCTTCCCATTTGATACTAGGTTAAATTAACAGGTTATTTAACCAACTCCATACCAACCAAAATCATCCGAGAAATCTTCCGGGATGTCCCTTAAAATATCACGCTCGTTCAAGATATCATTATCGGTCATGTATTTACCATTTATCATTGATTTTCTCGAAATCGGAATGAGACCTTTTTCGATCGCCTCATTTAAGTACTTCTCGTAAAGTTCTTCAGGAAGACCGCGTTTGCGCATCTCCAGTAATGTTTCTCTGATGATATTTCGTTTAAGTGTATCTGCATAGATCTCTCGTAATGCTTTACGACCGGATAACATATCCGCCGCGTTAGCGAAGAAAGCATCGTGAATCGTACCTGTTTGCACATTATTATTACGCCCCCATAAATGAAAACGTTTCACTATGGTCGCGTCATTGCTGTGATTTCCGTTAACCGCATAAGCAGTACGTGCTTTCATTGCATCCGCTATGTCGTTGATTTTCCCGTCACGATTTATTATTTGATCCCACCAGGTGGCATTAGTCTTTTGTGGTACTTGGATTATATTCGTGATCCAATTACCGTTTTTGTCTTTGTAGCGTAATCGCTCTTCAAAACTTTGTGTGAAATTCTGTTCTATTGTTTTACCGTCAAAATTAATCCAAGGTACGTTCGTCCAGGACTTAGGAAGTTTATTCGCTTCGAATACCTCAATCGCTGGAATCACTTCGACTTCCGTCGCCAATGCCTTCTTTTTCCAATTAGGAATCGGCAACACGACCTCAACCTTCATATACTTAGCACCAATTCTACGAGTTTTCGGATCAGCAACACCGTTGATCAATTCATCCAGTGTGCCGTTGGGTTTCCAAAAACCAAATCTCTTAAGTATCTTTTCAGATACAGGTTCACCAGCTTTTAATCCCAATACTTCACTGACACGGTCTGGCAATTTGTAACCACCCTTTTTGTGTGGCAAGATACGTGTCTTAGCGATAGACTTCCAGTCGAAATTACTGTTGGATGGTTTAGCATGTGTGAGATAGTCCTCTGCCAGCCTGCCAAAGAAGCTCGTGAAATCCTTCAGTATAGGTACTTGTTCCCGAAGATGGTCACTCATAATCGCAGCGATTTGTGCGAAATCGTCGGGTGTGACAACTCGATCGTAGTTGGCTGAGAGTTTTGTTACAAGATCTTTTGTCTTGCTGTCTAAGAAATATAACTGCTCAAGAATCTCATCCCCTGGTTGTGTGCCTTTGTTGAATATGTCTTTAACGTCTGTTCGAAGTTGTTTCAATTCCAAATACGTTTCTTGATCGAATTTCTCATAACGTGCCATTCTCGCAGATATTTCATTTAGCACCGTGTCACGATCCGCAGCTTTCACGACTAATGTATTGCCTTCTTTTCCAAGGATCTTTGACAATTTTCCTTCGACATTCAGAATACCTGTACGTACACCAGCTCCGTAGAACGTGACCATGTTTTGAGCCTTAGATGCTTTTCTTAGGTCTTTCTCAGTTAAACCAAACTTCTTGTTTAGTTCCTTGAAACGAGGATCATCATAAGTCGCGCCGGCAATTTCATCGTAGAGACGTTGTTTCTGAGATGTGGGCACGACATTTGACAATTCAGCGAGTTGTTTGTTACGCGTCGTCAATGCAATGATCTGAGCACCGGATGATGAGGCATCTTGTTCTAGTGCCAAAGCTGTCTTGTACTTATCTAAAGACGATAGACTAGCTCTCGTGTAATTACCTGATAAGTATCCATCAAGTTTTGCAGTTTCCATAGCAAATCGCATAAACTTACCCAGGTCTTCTCCATCGATTCTCTTGAACATCTCAGACTCAAGTACAGCACGAATATCTCCGGGCTTAGCTCTAAGCATGTGATTGCCAAGCTTAACCATCTCGGGACGCCACTTCTCAGCTATCTTCTGCCTACCTGTGAACGTGAGTGAATTGTAATTGCCTTCAAAATAATCATCCAAACCACCGATGAAAGCACCAATCTGATCTTGAAGATTCTTAAAACCTTTTACACCAAGTATCTTAGCATCTTCTGTGTTGAGGAACGGTCTGAACGTCTCACCGGATTGTGGGCCGATCAAACCACGTTCATAAATACGCGCACGATGGTCAAGGAAAGGATGATTGCTGAAAGCTTTGTCATTGTCTGTTAACCATTCCATGGCCTTGAAACGTTCGTAAGAATCACCACGTTCAGCGATGTAATGCTTATACGTATTCAATTCATTGAAGTATGTTGCCTTACCTTTATCATCTTCAAAATACAAGAGCTTCTTGATGAAGTTATGGAATTCTGGATCAACTTTGTATTTAGCTTCCGATGCCCAATTTAGAGCATCCGCCATATTCTTGTCGATGAATTCTACAGGGAAGTCGCTGAAGCTTCCTGTGGATGTGATCGGAATTCTTGTGTCTGAGTATCCCAAACCGCGTTTCACAAAATAGGTCTTGTAACCTTCTCTGACGATCAACTGATTCTTCGGATCGGTCACGGACACGCGAAGACCTATATCTACGCTACGTGTCAACTTGGCATACTCTTGAATACGTGGGTCCACAATGCGAAGATTAACACTAAATGTTTCATAGTACGGTCCAAACAAACGACCGCCGTTTCTCGATTTCATTCGACGTTTCTGTACACCGAACGTCTCAAGCTTATAAAAGCCTTTATCATCCGCATCATCTAGAAGTTTAACACCAACTTTATACCACTCGTTTCTTGAACCATTGAGATTTGCGGCATTATGTAAGTCACGTCCCAATGCAATGGCCAATTGGTCTCTGTCGGGTGAATCAGCAAGACTCAAGCGATGTGCAAAACGAAGATAGAACCCTTGAAGATCTCTGTCCGACATTCTGACACGAATTTTGGGAGGAATCTTTGTGTCGATCATTCCTCTAAGTTCTCGAGCTATCTTCGGTGCCGTGGTGTCTTCCCATTTATTACGTTTAAAGATATTATCAATGAAACTATCATGAAGACTTTGTAACTGCACAGGCCCGAGCACAGGATCTATATAATTATCTTGGAGAAGTTTCTTGAGAAGGTCAGAGTCCTTACGTACCTGTGTTTCTATGTAATCTGATATATTCATCAAATCAAATTTCAGCTGTGATTGCGACACAGCTTTGAAATTCGTCCATAATTCTTTATTTACACGGTATCTTGTGAACATAATACGGAGATTATCAGCAACAACGGCACGTTCATTGACACTCATGGAATCTTCTAAATCATCGATAAATGTCTTCAAGAACATTTTATCATCGTCTAGCAGCGACGTACTATTTTCAATTAAGTGTATACGACTGACCAATGTTTCTGGAGAGGGTTAACATACGTGTGTCATCATACCTTCCTGTTATCGGATTATATTTAAGCTGTTCTTCCGTAGGTGAATTTTGTAATACACGCCGCTTGGTCGCAGCTTTAGTATGTAAAAGATTACCACGATAATTCGTCAGAGATAATGTTCCGTCAAGCTCGCCTGCCTGTAGCAGATAGTAATCTTTCAACGTCTTCTGTAATTTCGGATCATTGATGAAATCATCTGGTGTGGTCGCCCACAAGCGCATCGAATCAAGTCTTTGCTTCGCGCTAGCAAAACGTTTTGTGTCCATAGGTGCGACACCGGTCATCGCTCTCAATTCGTTAATACCGATTGAATTACCTTCGGCATTAGTAAATTTGTCCACAGACAGTTCGTGGGAATTGAACAATTCAACTTTCTTGTAATCACCTAAATGACGCAACTGTACGTCACGCGGTTGGCGAAGGAGCCAATCATTATACGATTCTTTAAGCGGTGTCTGACCGTCATAAAAAGCTATCTGTTCTTTCGACAGTCCGGCAAGATTACGCTTACGTACTTGTGAAACACCTTCCAACGATCCCATATCGCCCCATGATTTAAACACAGGAACGGTCGTACTACGACAATGGAAATGAGCAGGTGGAAGATGGCTCGTATCTTCCACAGGATATATTGTACCGTCTCTATGTGCACACAGCGGTGTGGTGCGTGAGTCGAGTACCGCCACATATTGCCAACCTTGAATGGCTTTTTCATTAGCCATATACACTGCCTGATCAGCTTGTGATTTCACACTTGTGATCGCCGTCACAACCAATCCACGAGATTGATTCATGGTTATGTTGTGAATGTTGCCTTTACGAACATCTAAAGCTATTTGATTCACATTCTTACCTTCAGCCATCCCTTTTCGAATCACATTTTCCAGGCGTTTCTTTTCACCTAATGAAATCGAATGCCAACCAGCTTCCAGTGTCTTATCAGAATATATAGGTCGTTTTAATACCAGATCTTCAGCAATTCGCATCTTAGGACGTTCTGTACGCCAAATATGTCCCATAGAGTTTTCAATTGTCTGATACGCGAATGAGACCTGATCTGTTGCAAGATCCAGTAGGGAACGTTTCGAAGTTGCGTATACCTCTTTGAACGTCTTAAATAATTCTTGATCAACAGCTTCTCGAAATGCTTCGAAGCCTTTTTGAGACAATATTGCATCTCGAATAAGTTTATCTGTCCGTACAACGTGGCCGTTCAATACAAGCTCGATCTTACCGTTTACACGCCTTTCGTATAAACGTATCATCGCAGCTCGATCAAGTGTCTTATCGTAAATCTCTGTGTTAGCGTTTTTCGGGATCATTCACCAACTCCTGTTTCAAAATGGTACCTTCTTGGGCCGCTGAGATACCCACTCGGGACTCGCGGGACTCGCCGACACTCCCGCCACGGGGCGAAAATGCGGTGCGGAGTCGGACGCGAGGGATTTGCTTATTTATTAAACTTCTTTTTCCGATGTCTTTTGCGCTTCGAATGATTGATTTGCATAGTCCATATTCTGGTCTTTTTGCAATACAATCAATTCATCTTCGTTAATTTCTTTACGACCCTCTTCGTCATCGTAATCCGGTGTGATCATATCGTTTTGTTTCAACAATGACAACCAGATACTTCTTGGTAAGAAACCTTGTTGATACCATTCAGTGGCAAGTCGTAACCAATCCGCACCCAACGGAACCGGGTTGAAATCTTCAGATAAATTAAACTCAAGATCCGTTTCCTTGTAATCTGTACCGTAACGCCAATTGATCATAAAGCAAATAATCGAACGTAGCTGATTACTTACTTTTTGATTTAATGTTCCCAATTGTGATGTCTGTGCGGCGTTACGAATCTCAAGAGCCACACCGGATTGTGCGGATTCCGGAGACAACATTCTGATACCCATCTTGGCCATTTCTTCGATATGTGCGGCTATGGCCGTCTCCATATCTTTCAATGCGGCCGTGGGTGTGTCGAGAATCTCAGCTCTGTCGTTACTTCTAAGTCGTAGCCAAGTACCCAAACCACCTTCGACGAGTGCATCAAAATCGTCATCGGGCATGTCGGAGAATATAACAGGCGTGTACGTAGCGGCACCATACAGTAGATGATTTCTGCGACTGGTTTTATTGTAGAGAGCGATCTCTTTGTCAATGATCGGCATCAACATCTGTCCGACAATCTTCACGCTACCGTTCAAAGGCCATATTGGAATATATTTTAAGCGTTCACCGTTGAATAGAATGTTTTCATTCGTCTCTTCCAAATCATAACTTACGGCACTGTGTACCGTACCGTCCGATTTGTCACGATATTTCCTGATTCGATAGTTACCTTCGCGAATCTCATGTACCCAGATGATATTTGTCAACTTGGGATGAAATTCATACTGACCATCGTCGAAAGATTCTTCCACGGCTCTGATGATAAGACGACTCAACATCTGAGCACCATCCTCGCCAGTGGTGATGGTCCAGTTGATTATCGTTTCAGCTTTGTGGAGAATAGCATAGGGGCGTAATTCAAGAAGTTCTTCTCTTGTCATTTCATCCGGCTTGGATACCTTGGGAAAATCGACTTGAATCCATGCACGACCTGTTTGCATCTCTTCCCACAACGCATCGTCAAGAAAAGCGGCCAACGTTATTTCGTCTTGACCGAATTGGTTCATGATCCAATCGTTGGCGTCTTCCGGGACATCATCAGGCAGTGTCAATACGGGTTTCTTACGCAATAACCCACCGACCAGCATCTTGGCGTACTGTGATACAATACCTGGCCACTCAGCTTCAGACTTATAAAAATCGTATTGTGGTTGCGTCATAGACGGTGAAAAAGGAATCAACAGGTTGTCACTAATCGAAACAAACCTGTCGAGTGCCTTTATATCGGACGAACCTTTACAAGCAGCTCTTCCAATCTTCCACCCTCTTTCCGCCTCAGTATAAGCGGCAATGGGATCCGCCAGAGTTTTCTGAACTGCTTGGATCGCCATTTTACTTGATCAGACTATTAAACTCAACCATCGTTCCAACGAAACGATACGCACCCATCGTGGCCTCAATTGTGTCGTCATCCATAGGTTGAATAGCCCAGTCAGATGGATTAGATACAGTGGTCGGCATGTTGTTAACTTCTTTCTTGACAACAACTTCCTGAACGACTTGAGGTGTTATTTCCGGGGTCAATTTTGGGTTTGACATAAAAATCCTTTAATTAAACTTTCTGAAAATTTCAAGTGAGACTGACTCACCCAACCAATTACCATTAAGCATTTCCACATCAGACTGTAATGTCCAGATACCATCCATATTCAGCTCATCCAATGCCGTCACATGTTTCACGTGCGTCAATTCATGCTGGGTAGCTGTCCAGACGAACTCCGAAAAATCGGGTCGTCTGCCGATGATATTAAGTGAAAGCGCTCCTGTGAGATCCATACCTGTTTCCAGGATGATTTCGGATCCCACGTCACCTACATAGAGCTTTGTCATAATCTATTTACCTTTGAGATGAGAGAAATACGTTTATTTACTCTCGACGTTAGTAAGGCAGAAGCGCTGAAACTTGAGTCATCAACGTATCTATTTGATACAAGGGATGTGTCGTTTAGTTCACTACCATTTCTGGATTGTAAAGAAACATCTGGATTTAACAACGATTTTAAATAAACACGACTTATGCCTACCCTAGACGCATCTACACAACTCACACGTGATGTTTGAGAAGCGATCTGACTGTTTACACAATAAAGAATATGTGTCAGATTTATATCTAATGAAAGCGTGGTTATATTCGATATTACATCCGAACAGCCCAATAAGTGCGTCTGAAGTACTTGTACATTATTCGTCGTGACCGGTACATGAATCGGAGTCGCAAGGATCTCATAAAGATCTATTCCATCAAGAATCACATTGTCCGCACTCGAATCGATTCTACTATTCGATACTGTGATCAGATGTGTCGATACGATATTCGATGAATTCAAATTCGATACAACAACGGACGATTCCGGTAAAATTCTTATTAATTGTTCTTGATCGATCTCTAATATGTTAACATTGCTGTTGAATACACTATTTGCCGTCGAAACACGATGTGTTTGTCTGATCTGTATATTATTCAGTGAACCAAGTACGACACTATTCGCGGGATTAATTAAATGCTCTGCACCTGTACTGACCGTAGATAATGTAGAAGCTACAAAAGATTCAATCGCGTTAACATAGTTTGTCTGTCTGATATATACACCGTCAGTCGCACTCGTCGAACGAGAACTCGCTATATTAAGTAAAGCCTCGCTGCCGATGGTTGCGTTATTTGATGACGATGTGATCGTACTATTAGCTGATTGTAGCAGATGCGTCTGTTTCAGAGCTGATGTCGAAGCAGTCGAACCAGACTGACTGCTGACACAACTTAACAGATGCGTACTTAAAGTCGAAACAGCCGAACTCTGGTTATACGCTGTGCTATCTGTTGCCGATAGTGCGCTGGTTTGTCTTAAAGCAACCTGACTTGAACTTATGTCGATTTCGGATACAGCAGCCGCGACCAGATGTTCTGCACCCGTTGTGACATTATTAGACAATACATAAGATTGGCTATCATTGACACTAATCTTATGTGTGGCTTTTATCTGTACGGTATTAACACCGATACTAACTTCACTATTCGAAACTTGACAACGATTGGTGGGCAGTATCTCGATGTTATTCGTCGAAATGCCTTGGTTCGTGTTCGAAGCCGCAATCGAAGAAGTTGATTCAAGATCTATATCGATAATCGCGGTCTGTGATGCTGAACTTGCGGCGTTGACCCTATGCGTCTGTCTTATTGAAATGCCAGAACAAGACGCAGGTTGCATACCCACGCTAACTGACAACAATTGTGTACTATTTATCGAACAGTCACCGGTAAGCGAATATACAGAACTGTCAACAGGCAACACCAAACGCTTATAATATATTGTTATGGCATTACTGTCTATTTCCGTGCTTGAATTCGCCGGAATCAGACTACGTGTTTGCAATACATTGATTGGGTTGCTTACAACATCGACCACGACATTTGAAGCCGAAACATTACGACTGTAGTATGTCTGTATCGGACTTAAATTAGACAATATACTTAAGTTGTTTGCCGAGAGTAGATGCGTCTGTCTGATTGTACAGTCGAAGCACGTTATGTCTATGTCGGACGACGCCAATGACGGTTTCTTGGTGTGATTTATGCTGGACGAAGACACTTGTCCATATACCACACAACTCATCGCATTAACTTGATGGGTTTGCTCGATACTGACTGTACTGACGTTGATGGTATTTGTGACTGTCGCTAAGGATAGCTTATGTGTTTGTTTTAACGGAACATTGCCGATGGAACTCGAAACGGTCGAGTTTGAAACGGCTAACATTGCTATGTCATCTGTGGTTATGGCGTTCGCCGACACAAATGAATTGGAATTGTTTAACGAAATACGATGTGTTGGTCTGATCGATATATCGTTAGTCGCCGTGTACAAGTTGCTGGAAGAACCTTCAACAATAAGCTTGTAGTAAATGATAACAGGATTTACACTATTCGTTACGTTAGTTACAGCGACACTTAACCTATGTGTCAGGCCAGTCTGAATAGAGTTACAATCAACATTTACGTTACTAGAAGCACAAGAAAGAAGATGTACACCACGTATCGCTACGGTCGAGCAACTGTTTAAGTTTTGAGAATTATTGACCGAGACCTTATGTGTTTGTTGTATCGCCGAATTGTTTGTATTAGTTGTATTTTGTGAATTGGCTAAAGATATTTTGTGTGTCTGAATGATCTGTGATGTACTGACGATATCCACAACCGAGGAAGACACCGGCGACACAAGACGTCTATAATATATTGCTATGGCATTACTGTATATTTCCGCGCCTGACTTCTCCGGAATCAGACTATGTGTTTGTCTTATATTCGACGCATTCAATGCGCTTGATACTTGTGAACCTAACGCATTGACAAAATTTATGTAATATGTTTGTAGAGAGTTTACTTGTACAACTGTCTGTGAATTTAAAGCTGATATCTTACGTGTCTGTTGAATAGCTGCTGTTGAACACGAATCAAGGACTTGAGATCCTATAGCTGATATCTTACGTGTCTGTTGAATAGCTGCTGTTGAACACGAATTCAGCGATTGCGAACTAGTTCCGGAGACTAGCTTCGTGACGTTGATAGAGACGCCATTCGCGACATTCGACACAACTGAATTGGTCGTCAGAACCTGTACGTCTTCACCTACAGCCAACGTATCAAATTGTACCCAAGAGACTTGAACATCTCTTGTACGGTATGTCGCTATGTTTGTAGCATTTAAAGTGTTTTGAGAAGACTGTACGGTCAGATTATGTGTCTGTGAAACGGCACATAACGAACATTGCGTACTAAATTGCGATATATTAACTGTTAGCTTACGTGTCTGTTGTATCGATGCGTCGGAATAACTCAAAAGCGATTGTGAATTCGACGAACTGATTAGGTGTGTTTGCGATATCGACGTTGATGATGAGATTGCGGATGATTGAGATGCATTGACTTGTGTGTTATGTGTTTGTCGAACAGTCGTTGCGGAGCAATTCTCTATGATTTGGGAATTATTTGCTTGTACGCCATTGGTGTGTTGAATGGTACAAGTTGAACATATTGCTGAAGTTTGTGAAGACGTAACAGTGACGTATGTAGGTATCTGTCCTGTCAGTAAATCGCCGTCAAACCAGCCTATTGCTTCTATCTCCGTACTGAACCATGCTTCTGGTTTGAGCTCTACGGCCCATAGCCCTAGAGTAGACATGATTTAATCCGTGTACAATTCTTTGGCGGTAACTTGTGCCGTCAAAATCTCTGTGGCTCTACCCTCTCCCAATAAACCGTATAGCTCAAGCTTATTGAGACCTGCTATCAATCCAGGATCGTTTAAATCTATGTATTTGGCAGCATCAGTTCTCTTCAACTCACGTCGTAGACTCGCAGCTTCTACCGTTGCCCCCATAGACGCTAAGTCAATGGTGATCGCTTCCGTATCGGTGAACCTGTTTAGAAACGCCAACTGCGTAATCCTTACGGAGCCTTCTGGCACATAACCCTCTGGCGGGGTAAACAATTCTCCGTCGTAATGCCATCCCACGTTTTCCTCCCCCATCTGGGGAAGAATTAGATGGTCTGGATACATTTCAGCGACATTCTGCATCTGGTCTTCGTCAGCACCTATGCAGTGCTCAACCACACCATCCTTCACTAGAACGATGATCATGTTATTTCTCCATGATGGTGAATTCGCCACTGAAGAACGTGGCTGTCGTTGCACTGGCCAAGATACAGTGCAGCATACAAGTCCCGTTGTACAGCCTGATACCCGGATTACCAATAATCTTCTGGGCCGACACGTTTGCGATGGTGGTTCCGATGGTTGCGATGTCTCGGGCGATCAGCAATGAAACCGCGCCGGCAACCAAGGATGTCCCGAGCGTGATTGACTGAATAGAGCGCACCCCTTTATCACCAGCGGCGAGGTTGAACCAGACAATCGTACCGATAACCGGAGACACGGGAATCTGAGAACCTGCGATAGCTGAAAGCGTAGCTGTGCGCCCTGCCGTGCCGTCGCTGTTCGTATAACTAACCGTCGCGTTGGCAATGGCTGCGGCGTTAGTGTTGGCCGTAGTTGTCAGCAAGCCAATCATGCAGCCTTCCCCGTTCGTGGTGCCGTTAGCATCTCGTGCAGGTAACGTCGGTGTTGTAATGGCTTGCGCTGTGGTAGTGGTAACTACTATACCCGAGTTCACCCACAACACATCGAAGAACAAATGTGAGTGGTTGACGCTAGCAGCCATTTGTATTTCGGTTAGGTAGTTTGATCCTACCGACGGGTTTTTAACCGGGATGCATCCGTTATCAGTAGCGGTTGTCCCGTCTGTCACACGACCATTAAGCCCTGGAGTACCCACTGCCCACGCCCCCGGAAAGCCTGCGTCCTTGGAAGTGCAGTACCAGTATCCTGCGGTGTCAGCCGCTGTTCCGGACTTCATGAAGGGGATGGCACTACCAGAATAAGAACCAAGACCGGACGGGGGATAGTCCGCGCCGTTCTGGTCACGATGCCGCCAACCGCCTTCCTCATTAAACGTCATGTTTTCGCCGGGGAGCAGGACGAACTGCATCAACTCCACCTGATTTATGCCATCAAATATCTCAACAGCTACTATGCAACTTGTTCCGACTGAATCGTTCGTGACGTACAGCGCCTTGAGGTTTCGTGCGGTTCCTGCCCCCGGTGACGGGACGATGGTCGTCGTGGTGGCCGTGGTGATCACCGTGTTCTGTCTTCCCGGAGTAACCGTAGTCCCGTTTAGATCAACCCATGAAGTGTGAACATCAATTGAGTTTGCGGCGGAACCGGTGACAACACGAACGACGTCGCTAGTAGAATTTAGTAACAGCATGAATAATCCTTATAATTAATCTTCAAGCGATGACATCTGTCATCAACGGTTGATATTACAACGCTTCTAATTGTACGCTAAGCGCACTATAATCTGTGATTGTATCACATTCGGCGCCGGTTAATGTGATTTGATAATCTGTCCACTCGGTGGCTAAAGTATTGAATGTCCTGGTGGCTATAGACGTCAAGCCTTGTTTCAACGTAACCGTCAACGTGTCACCGTATTGAGATTTAGCTCGTATGGTCAATATCTGATTGGTTGACGTCGAAGGATCTGTGATATCAGTTAAATTCAATTCACAAGTACTGGCTGAATCTGTATAGATGTAATCATTATCATCTGCCGTTTCTTCATCCAGCATGGCATAAAGAACCAATCCCGTCGAAGGTAGCCATTCGCCAGATGATGTGTCTGATGAAGGTCTACCGAAACGTAAATTTACACCGCTTAGTGTAGTCCATACACCGGAGATTTCCACTATATTGGAGTACCTAGTGCCGTCGAATATTACCGCAGCCGAATCGTATTCAGTATCTGGGGATAAACCGTCAACTTCCAGATATTGTCCAGGGCCGGTCCACGTTGCATTATCTGACCATATTGCCATTGAATCGGTAACATCTTTACCCGCGACTATCTGAGTACTCGACGGTGTGTTAAGTCCTGAAGGATATGTGACGATAAACAGTGTCTGTAAATCAGATCGTTTGAACGCACCGACAATCAAGCCGTGCCGCGATGAGACTTGTGCTGTGGTTTGCAACGTACCAGTAGCACCCGCCGTGACCTTGACCGCGTGCGCGAAAGCGTTTTGGGTGTCTGCGCCTGTCATTGTGGGGCTGTCTACAACCTCGCCCCAGAAGTTGTGGTTGGGGATATGCGCCCCACCCATCGTAGCGGACTGATTGTTGGGGCTGGTGGCTGCGGTGAAGAGTGATGCTAATGCGTTATCCGCACCGAAGAAGAACGAGATGAGAAGCTCGCCATCCTCGGCAGTCGTGATCGACGCAGTGGTTACGGTGGTGCTGTTCGCGGCTAGCGTGTTCGCACTGCCGGTGTCGTAAGTAACGGGTATTGCATAGCCATACGCCTCTCGGTACATAGCCAAGCGACCGTAAGCCACATCACCACCTGTACGGGTGAACGTGTATCCCGGCGGTGAAGCGGCATCATAGACACAGTACGCCATCAAGCCGGAACCGATGGCTGTTGATGTTGTCGTTGATGTGTTACCTGAACTCTGCTGTGTGGCGACCAGATTCCAACCAGAAGGTAACGAGAACGCGGCGTTGCCACGGTAGGCAATCATGGCAACGAAGAGATCACCGGTTTTTACACCCGACCACATCCAGTTAGCACCGTCAGTCGATGTGATGCTGTTGTTACCGAAGTCACCTACAGCTACGAAGCGGCCATCCGTTGATGAATAAGTGACCGCGTATAAAGTGATATCCGTATAAATCGTTCGAATCATCCATGTAACACCATCAGGGGAGGTTATCACAGTACCTGACACGCCTACAGCGACGAATAGGTCTTCGGTGGGTGAGTAAGTGACCCACCATAACTCATTGCCCGTACCACTGGTTCGCGTTGTCCATGTAACACCATCAAAGGAGGTTATCACAGTACCTGACGCGCCTACCGCCACGAAAAGGTCTTCCGTGGATGAGTAGGTGACTGACAGCAATGTAGAAGCCGTACCACTGGTTCGCCCTGTCCATGTCGTACCATCAGGGGAAGTTATTACAGTGCCCGACAATCCTACCGCTACGAAGAGGTTGTCGGTGGTTGAATAGGTGACTGCGGTCAACTGGGTAGTCGTACCGCTGGTGCACGTTGTCCAGTTAGCCCCGTCAGTCGATGTGATGATAGTGCCTTCGTCACCTACGGCTACGAGTAGCTCGTCATCGGTCGAATTAGTAATTCCCCATAGCGAGCCGTTAATACCGGTGGTACGGGTTGTCCATGTCGTACCGTCAGGTGAGGTTATAAGGCTTCCTGAGTCACCTATAGCGACGAATAAACTGTTAATGGGAGAGTGAATAACGCCGTTCAACCATTCGGCCGTACTGCTTGTTCGCGTCGTCCATGTCATACCATCTGGTGAAGTAATAACAGTGCCTACGTTGCCTACAGCGACGAAGAGGTTGTCGATGGTTGAATAGGTGACTCCGTACAATTCGTTAGTAGCGTAAACGTTACGAGTTAGCCACTCCATACCGTCAGTCGATGTGATGATAGTGCCTTCTTCACCTACCGCGACGAATAGAGCAGATGAGTAGGTGACTGAGCTCAGGTATTTAATCGTACCGCTCGTTCGCGTCGTCCACGTTGTACCATCTGGTGAGGTGATAACAGTCCAAGGGTCACCTACGATTACAAATAAATTATCTGCTGGTGAATAAGTGACTGAGCTCAGGAAGTTACCCGTACCGCTGGTTCGCTCTGTCCACGTTGTACCATCTGGTGAGGTGATAACAATGCCAGAGTCACCTACGGCAACGAATAGGTCTTCTGTTGATGAATAAATGACTGAGCTTAGGTAGTCACGCGTACCGCTGGTTCGCTCTGTCCACGTTGTACCATCTGGTGAGGTGATAACTACGCTCGATGAGCCTACAGCGACGAAGAGGTCGGCGGTGGATGAGTAAGTGACTCCTAACAGTATGTCGGTCGTACCACTTGCTTGTGTTGTCCATGTTGTACCGTCAGGGGAAGTTATGATGGTGCCTACATCGCCTACAGCGACGAAGAGAGTGGATGAGTAGGTAACCGTGTACAGTACGCTAGTCGTACCACTTGTTCGAGTTGTCCATGTCGTACCATCGGGTGAAGTAATGACTGTACCCATGTCACCTACAGCGACGAAAAGGTCTTCTGTAGGTGAGTAAGCGACTGAGTTCAACTGGTCAGTCGTACCGCTTGCGCGAGGTGTCCACGTCGTACCATCAGGGGAGGTTATGATAGCGCCTGACATGCCTACAGCGACAAAGAGGTCTTCAGTGGATGAGTAAGTGACTGAGCTCAGGGAATTAGCCAGTACGTCATCTTTGGTCGGATAATCCAGCGTCAAATTACCCGACGCCACAGTAGTGGACAGGCTCTGACCGATGTAACGCCAGGAGGTCATTAAGTTGCTCCCGTCGTATCTAACCGCGTCTTAGTTATTCTTATATTATTCATGTTGTGCATAATATTTCCTTTTCAATTTACGGTCAAACGACCGCCACTGCTAGTTATCTCACTCGACACGAGAGATGAAAGCAAAAATGAGAATCCTGAAACGATAAGATTCGTTGATTCTATGTTGTTAGTGCTCGATAACTGTTCATTAACTAATACAGGCGGAGGCAGTTTGAACGCACCGACAATCAAGCCGTGACGTGATGAGTTTCCTGCTGTGGTTTGCAGCATACCCGTAGCACCTGATGTGACCTTGACCGCGTGTGCGAAAGCGTTAGAGGTATCCGCACCTGTAGTTGTTTTGTAGTCGCCAACCTCGCCCCAAAAGTTAGGGTTAGGCATATGCGCCCCACCCGTTGCTGAAGACTGATTATTGGGGCTAGTGGCTGCGGTGAAGAGTGAAGTTGCCGCGACTACCCCCATGTCATCCGCACCGAAGAAAAACGATATTAGAAGTTCGTTGTCCTCGACGGTTGTGATCGACTCGGTGGTTACGATGTTGCTGTTCGCGGCTAGCGTGTTCGCACTGCCGGTGTCGTATGTGATCGACATTTTACGCTCCTATTCAGCCCTATACACTGCCAAGCGTCCATAAGCCACATCACCACCTGTGCGCGTAAACGTGTAACCCGGCGGTGAAGCGGCGTCATAGATGCAGTATGCCATTAAGCCAGAGCCTATGGAAGCCAAGGTCGTAGTTGATGTGTTACCTGAACTCTGTTGTGTTGCGACTAGATTCCAGCCTGAAGGCAACGAGAATGCGGCGTTACTGCGATAAGCGATCATGGCGACAAATAGGTCGCCGGTTTTAAGTACAGGACACGTCCAATTGATGCCGTTAGGTGAAGTGATGACTGTGCCTACGTTGCCTACAGCAACAAAGAGGTCTTCAGCGGAAGAGTAGGTGATTCCGTACAGCCCGTTAGCTGTACCGCTCGTTCTAGTTGTCCACGTAGTGCCATTAGGGGAAGTAACGACAGTGCCTGATAAGCCAACAGCGACGAACAGATCATCAGCGGAAGAATAAGTGACTGCGTACAGTGTGTTAGTCGTACCGCTCGTCCGAATTGTCCACGTTGTACCGTTAGGAGACGTGATGACCACACCTTCGTCACCTACAGCAACGAAGAGATCATCAGTAGCTGAGTAAGCAACTGAGATCAGCCAGTTAGCCACACCGCTTGTGCGAGTTGTCCACGTTGTACCGTCAGGCGAGGTGATAACTGTACCTACAGTACCTACTGCTACGAAGAGGTCTTCAGTGGAAGAATAAGTGACTCCGTTTAGTGCTTCAGTCGTACCACTGGTTTGTACTGTCCAATTAATTCCGTCAGGCGATGTGATAACAGTACCTGTGTTACCCACTGCGACGAATAGATCATCTGTAGATGAGTAAGTGACTGCGGTCAGGTAGTTAGCCGTACCGGAAGTACGAGTTGTCCATGTTGTACCATCAGGCGAAGTGATGACGGTACCCGACGCGCCTACCGCTACGAAGATGTCATCAAATGATGAGTTGGTGACTCCACGCAGAGTGTCAGTCGTACCAGAAGTACGAGTTGTCCACGTTGTGCCATCAGGCGAAGTGATGACGGTACCCGACGCGCCTACAACAACGAAGAGGTCTTCGGTTGATGAGTAAGTGACTCCCCACAGAACGCTAGTTGTACCACTCGTGCGAGTTGTCCATGTCGTTCCGTCAGGAGACGTGATGACTGTGCCTACGTTGCCTACAGCAACAAAGAGGTCTTCAGCGGAAGAGTAGGTGATTCCGTACAGCCCGTTAGCTGTACCGCTCGTTCTAGTTGTCCACGTAG